CGAACGGAATTCCTCATCGGAAATCACCGGCTGGGGGGCGGGGGCGCTATCGACCGTGGGAAGCGGCGGCGGAAGGCTGCCTCCGGATGCAACGGCCCGCGACTCGTTTAATTCCCGGAAGTGTTCCGGATCAAAGAGGGTTGGCGCGTCTGCCGTCATGGACTTGTATGTTTCCCTGACGGCTTTCATGTTGCCCCGCTTCTGTTCCAGAGCGGCGGATGCGGCGTCGTCATCAAGCATGGAAATTGGCGTGACGGGGGTGAGGAATATCGCTTGATTGTTCCGGGGATCGATAGCGTAGACGCCGGAATCCAGATCATCGGGATCGTAGCGCAGTTCAATTTTTTTCCGGTTGAGGCCGGCAAGGTTGCCGCGGTTTGTCCGGATCATCTCTTTGGTGAGGTTCGGGCCGATGTACTGCTTGCCGTTCAGCGTTACCCTGTCGCCCCGGACGGTGATGTAGGCGCGTTCCATGAACAGGTACTTGAGATCTTCCTTTTGGATGAGGGTTTTTCGCCAGCCTTCCGTCTCAACGGCGCGTTTGAGCTCGTCCATGGGGCTGCGCTTGAGCGTTCCATGAACGCGATGCGCGTAGGTGTCGAGCGCCGCCCACACCTGCCGGGCAAAGTTCTCGAAGTTCAGAATGTAGCCGTTGCTTTTCTGCCATTCCAGCCGGCGGCTTGATTCCTCTTCCGCTGCGGCATCGGCGCCGGTCTCAATTACTGCACCGGGTAGGAGCATATCGCGCAGGATTTGTTCCAGGGTGGAGAAAAAACGCTCGATTGGTTTGGTCTTTGCGTTCTTGACGTTGGCGAAGATGCGGCGGTTTTGCTTTTTCCACTCGGTGCGGGATTTGACCACGTTGAGCATTTTTCCGTCCGTGCCTTCGACCACATACGCGCCGGTTTCGGTGCGGTACAGATCGCCCTCGTCGCAGAATCTCATTCCGTACTGCTGTAGTTGCTCGATGGTATAATCCGCCACCGCTGATTTTTCTCCGGAGCCGTTGTCGTTATAGGTACTCTCGAACTTGCCAAAGTTGATTACGCCCATTTTAAGGGCGCGCAACACGGTGCGGGTTGTGTAGTGCCGGTCGAAGGCGATCCCATACGGAAGGCGCGTGCGCATGTCTAGCCAGAGGTAGCACTCCGGGCGGAAGTAGACGCCGTCCGAATCGATGCACCAAAAGTCAAAGCGGTGCTGGTCGCCGACAATGATCTGGAAAGGCCGCAGGTTGGATAAATCTCTGGCGATGTAAAACAGATTATCCAGGGCGCGGTTGCCGCCTTTAACGTAGAGCTTGAGCGTTGAATGAATCTCCCGTGCGTAATTGTATGCCGACGGTTCAGAGCCAATTTTCCAGCCTTTTTGAGCGGCTATAAGAACCGTCTGATTATACGCGTTGCGGACGGTACAGTATCCCACATCGCGCCGTGTCATCAGGTAAAACTTTTTGAAGAAGTCCAGCGCCTCCGCATCCCAGGCGGTGATTGGGCGCGGCTTGTGTTGTTTTGGCTGATAGCCGTTCACCTTGATATGGCTGACATAGCGTTTTACGGAAGAGACCGACACGCCGTGTTCGCGTGAAAGGGACTCATAGACCGCTTTCAGTGGCATTAACGCATCGCGCTGCTGGTAATCATTGTAGACTGCCGCCATTTTTGAGAGCTTTGAACCGGACGCGAAGGGGTTAGCTTCCATTGCCAGACGCCTCCTTTGGTGGTGCGGGCGTTTCACTTAGCTGAAAATTCATTTCCGCGAATGTGTTTGCAAGGTTGCGCGTTTTAAGCGCGATATTGAACGCCGCCCGCGCCCGAATTTCCGGGTCCTCGAAGGCGCCCAAATACTCCTCTATGTCTCTAAACACCTTGTACTGCGCCTGTATCTGCGTGCGGTTCTCCAGCTTGAAGTTGGTAATGTCCTTTGAACGGCGAAGCGCTTCGCTGAAATAATCGTTTGCTTTGAAATACGTTGGAGAGTTGCACTTTTCTGCCAGTTCGGCAAGCTTGGCGTTTTCCAGCCGGCGCTTGAGTTCCGCTTCTTCCTCTTCCGTCCAGTCGGAAGGACGTTTGCTGGTGCGCAGTACCTCCGCGATGCGGGCTTCCGCCAGGGCGCGGCTGGCCGTTGACTCTTCCTTTATCGGCGGGGCAAGCTGCAGCACGTCCTTTCCGGTGTCTGACAGTTCCCGGGGCGTAAAGGGGCGCAGCCAGTTGTTTGCTGTCTGGTACGACAATCCGAGTTCGCCGCAATATCCGCTCCATGTATGGATGATATAGTCGGCTGCTTCCGGATCCCGATGCTGCCCTTTCTGGCTTGTAAGAAATTCCCTTGCCAGATACAGTTCCCGGAGCAATTCCTCTGTTGCGGTTTTCCATTCCTGGACAAGCGGACGCATTTTGGCGACTGATTTGTCATAGTCCCAGCGTTTGATTTTGGCGGCAAGCCCCAGGGGCGCGGCCCCGGAATCGTTTTGTTTGTTCCCCACAGTTCCCCTCCTACAAAGCTGCTACGTCAAGCGGGATCATCTGGTATTCGCCGTTGGCATCGCGCTCATAAACCCGCAGGTACTGCTTAGATCCGGTGATCTGAATGCTTTCCGTGATGGCCGTCATGGCCTTTTTCCAGTCGGCGTCCTGAATATCAAGGCGGCGCAGGCCAAGAACGCGGGATGTGGATATTTTTCCGGTCTTGTCAACCTGAAACGCATCGTTGACCAGGAGCTTTATCTCCTGCCGCGCCCCGTCGCTCCACTTGTTCAGACACTTGCTAATAAGCTCCTTCGCCACTTGCAAGCGTTCGTCAAAAGTGATGTTGTCATTCATCGCTACTACTAACCGGAACTGGCCGTCATACGTGTTCAAGGAGACATTGCCTTTCTTGCCGCCCCACTTTACGCCGTACTCGCCGGCGGATTTTTCGATAAACGAATAAATGTCGCTGCGGATGCTTTCCTTGAATTGGTTTAGCACATCCTTCATCTTTACCGCGTCGTCGGCGATCCGCCTGACCGTCTGATCCCGCAGTTTGTCGATGTCCTTTACCATCTCTTCCGGTACCTGCCGCCCCTGGCTGTCGGTCATGTATTTTTGTTCTTTCGCGGCGGCCGGTTTTTTCTTTTGTGTACTCATACTCTTCCTCCCTATAACTCTTCTTTGTCGATATACTCAAACCCGTGCGGGTCGAGGTACCGGTTTACGGTTTCTACGAGTGCTATGTCTCCGGGATTTCTCATCCCAACCAGTTGGTCTGGCGTAGTTATCTCTTCTTCCACCTGAAAATAGCGTTTTTTGTAATAGCGGATTATGTCCGAATACAGGGGGTGATTTGTAAATTCTGCAACGCCACATTCGTCCACGGGAGGCTCAATGTATACCACAGGGATTCTAAGCCGGCCGGCAATTTCCAATTCAAAGAGGCAGCCCTTGGAATGTTCCCAGCCCTGCAGTACCGCGATGCCGTCGCAGTCCACCAGGTGTCTTATGCAGATTTTTAAGGCGGCTTCCCATGGTGTGTCTTTTGTGGCAAGGCTCGTCGGGCTGATAGTTCCAAGGGCGATCCCCTCTGCCGCTGCGGTTTGCACAAGAGCTACCTGGACTTTTTCAAAATGGTCTTTGTACTCTTGTTCCGGACGGCCCGATACAGGGCCGCAAACATAGATTGTTTTCATTTATTTTCCTTCCTTTGGCATTTCGCCGAATAATTCAACAAACTGGTTAAGGGAATAACCCTCGTCTTTTAACCGGACCAATCCAAAAGCCGCGACCAGTTGCAGCCCGTGTTGTGTAAGGTTATCAACGACAAGCGAGATTGTTTCCCGGTCCAGAGGTTCGTCTGCTCCCATACGGGAGAAACGGACACCGCGTTTAAAGATTTTCATAGGCTGTACCCCGCACTTTTAAACAGATCTTCCTTTGCGCTCCACTCCGCAATTTTTAAGGCGCAGACTTCATCCACCTCGGCCTCTACTCTTTTTAGCCGGACGTACAAATCCGTATGTTTCTGGAGGTTGTCCCTTTTTTGCAGTTCGCGCATTTGGTCTACGGCGTATACAAAACTTTTCCACGATTGGATCATGACGCGCTCCTGTATTGGTAGTGGGGATAGGCCTTCTCAAATTCTTCCGGGCTTTTGATCAGGGTGTCCCAACCGCAATAGGGGCAGTGCTTGACGTCTGACTTCTCTCCTCCATAGACGGAGAAAAACTCGTCGCAGCCTCCGCAGTAGAAGTCCCCGGGCATTGAGTCGGGAATTACTTCAATCTTCATACGCTCCTCCTTTTTTCTCGCAACGTTGTCACGTTGTCGAACATGGCCAAGATAAGTTCTTTCGCTTCTTCCTTGCCGGTGGATGCAACCGACACAACGCGGCGGGTTTCCCCGGAAGCAAAGGAGAAGTGAAAGACATTCCATTCCTGATGATTGTTTGATATTTGCTTCATACCGCCACCGCCAATGCCACGTCCTTGACCGCCTGGGCGGGGCTGGCCCCTTCAATGCAAACAACCCTTTTTGCAGCCTTTCCACCGATTATCCGGACAAGTTTGTTTCCAAAGGGATCTACAAAGGCGGAGAGAATAATAGGGTTTCCATTCTTGTTGTGTGCTTTTTCCAGTTTCCGCAGCGGTTTTGCGTAATGCTGGAACGCAAGGATATTCCATTCGTCAAGGATCATCCTGCCCTCCCTGCTTGCGCGGCAAGCCCCTCGCTGATGATGCGGCCTGCCCGCTCCCGGCTCTTCGTGGAAAAATCTTCCTGCGCTTTCTTTCCTTTGGTCAGCCACCACACGGCGGCGGCAAATCCCGCGGGCATTGTCAAACTGCGATGGGGTTTCCCCCTCAAGGCTGCGTCAATGATGTTTAGCCAGTTATTGGCGGTCTGATAGGGAATTCCGATCTCTTCGCAATAACCGGTCCACGTATGGATGATATAATCGGCTGCTTCCGGATCCCGGTGCTGCCCTTTCTGGCTGGTAAGGAATTCCCTCGCCAGATACAGCGTCCGAAGAAACTCTTCAAATGTTTTGCTTGCTTCCATTCCAGAACCTCCTCATTCCAGCCCGCACTTGTTTTCGCTGCTGTTTATTCCGCTCTATGTTTTCGTAGATTTCATGGAACCTTTTGTTTTCCTCTTCATCTTCGAGCTGGCTTTTCCTGTGCTCTCCCTGCACCTCTTGTACGGTGTTGTCCCTTGCTTCATACGCGGCTTCCCTTTCCCGAAGAATGTCCTCGATAGGCTTCCCCTGGACTTCGCTCCGGGCCTCCAGAACTACCTCGTCCCAGCCCTGCTTGCCCAGGAGCCGGGCAATCTCCGCCTCGATGCGGGCGGAATGGCGGCGGCCAAAAACAACATTTGCAACGACTTGAGGGGAAACTTTTAGTCCAGTTCCTATGGCGGCAAACCTTTTTCCTACAACTTTAAGGCAGTACTGGATTCTTAGCCCTTCACGGAGGGTTGGTCTAAACCGGGCAGGTTTCTTCTTGTGGATTAGGTCATTTTTTTGTACAATCAAAATAGCCTCCTTACGGGGTGATTGGGAGAGGAGCGCCAGTCCTGCAAGATCGAGCGCTTCTCTCTTTTTGTTTTCGCTAAGTTGTTTTTTCAACTTGCCGATATATCTATTGTCGACAGGAAATATCTATTTTGTCAATAAGAAAATAGATATTTTTATTAAATTTTCAGGTTTTTTATGGATTGGGCCGAAAAAATTAGAATTATCGAAGAAAAACTAGAAATTGAGACCGAAAGAGGTCGTTTGGCTCGTTTTCTAGGTGTCAGGCCTGGCATAATATCAGATATCAAAAAGGGCAAAGCAAAAAACCCGGGGGCAAACTTTGCCTTATTACTTATAAACAAGCTGGGCGTTAATCCTGCCTGGCTGGAGAATGAAACGCCCCCTGTTTTTCTGGACTTTGAAAAGGTTGAAAAAACAACCTTAAGCCAAAAAGTAGATTTTAGCGAGAGGTTGAAAAAACAACCTTTCTCCCCCTTGCCCGATACCGCCACCGCTGGTAAAATGGAAGCATCTGAACGAAAACCGCCCGGTGTGCCTCTGATTTACGAGGGGGACATTGAGCTAAACAATGGGATAGTAATCCCGTTGCTGGAAAATGCGGCATCCGCCGGATATGGGGCGGGCCTTGGTGAAGATGATGTACCAGTTCGGTATGTCCAGGTGCCGCGGCATCTGGCAAAATACCCCCATCTGGCAAGCCTGCCGGTGAAGGGGGATAGCATGGAACCAACCCTGCATGACGGGGACTTGGTCGTCTGCGATGGCGGCGGCTGGGATGGGGACGGTATTTACGTTCTGAAGACGTATGATACGGCGTATGTGAAGCGGGTACAGCTTAGCGCTAACGGGTACAAAATTATAAGCGACAATAAGATGTACGAAAGTTTTACCGAAAGTGTTGAGAAATTGTCTGTAGTTGGCAAGGTGCGGGCTATACTGGTGGTTGTACCGGGAAGGAGAGGAGGGATATAATGGGAAGACTTGAAGACGCTGAATATCACCTTCAAAGCGCGAGGGCATCAGAAAAGCGCGGCGACTACCTCGGCGCAAGAATGGGGTATCTAAAATGCGTGGAATCCTACAAACAGGCCGGAGCGACAGCGGAACTTGAGCAAGCCTCTCAGGAATACGCTTCCTTTGCACAGCGAGACCCCTTTTTCAAAAAGCTGTTTGCGGTGCTGAATGCAGGAATAAAAGAAAATCCGGGGATACTTCAATCTGAAATTACCAGTAAGGCCGAAGCGTTAGACTGGCAGCATTTATATAGCTATGACCGCCCGATAGCAAAAGATGACGTGTATTATGTCCTCTATTTTGCTGATAAATTTGGGTATATCACCAGAACGAAGAAGGGGCGCTCTTATGAATTATTTTCAAACGACGGTTAAGGAGTAAGATTTGACCTGTTCTGAATTTCTTGATGAGCAAAAGAAAATTGAGTTGGCGTATCAAGCAGCAGATTATAAGACGGTACAAGAAAAAAGTCTTGTCATTTTAAACAAAGTAGATTCTATCAGGGCTGATTCAAAAAAAACATCTCCAAATTGGACATTTGATGATATGAACAAAACATTTGTAGAAGACGCCCTAAACGTTGTGTTTCATAAAGGCGTTGATGATCGAGAAAAAGAAATTTTAAGAAAACTTTTTTCAAAGAAAATTATAACGAAAGAAAAAATCCTTTGCCACTACGAGGCCGTTGACTTACAAGGCTCTGAATTTTCCGAGTCTTTATATAACTTCCTTCACGAAATTGGTGTTTTGTCAAAGCAAGAAGCTATTGATTATATCGACGGCGAAGAAACAGAAACAACAAAAGAACAGAACAAAAAATATAATAAAAAGATGAAAGAAATTGAAAACAAAATTCTTGGATACATAAAAGAAACCCCCGGATTTTTGCAGAAAAATTTAAAAGATTTGTATTCGACCTTTTCTGAACCGTGGGATGCAGCGGTTGCCTTTCATCAGTTATTACATGAAGGACGAATTGAAAGAAAAAAATCGGGACGGACATTTGAATTAAGCGTAAAAGCGATGGTTTTATCGGTGTTGTTTTTTGCTTTGATATTATTTCACGGGTGTGCAACAACCAACACCCCAGGAACGAACCAACACACCCAGGTTTCAAGCTCGAAGTCAGTTCACCCAAACTATTCTTTTGATACTACCGGAAATATTATCGTAAAACGTGATAGCGGGTTCATGGGGTCTGCCCTTGGGGCCACTTTGTATATTAATGATGAAGAGCTTGTAAAATTATCCCCCGGAGAATTCTTTCAATTCAAACTTTCATCCGGAACCTACTTCTTAGCTCTAAAATCGGGAGAAGCCGCTAATTTGGGGAAGCCGTTTCTCCGGACGTTGAAACTTGAAATAAGCGAATCAAGCCACATTACCGTCCGGGTTTTTCCAATGCCAGGTCAGGGGATGACCATGGAGGAAGTTTATCAGTAAGGAACGCCCCGGATATAGCCGAGGTGGAGAGGGAGAGAAAAATGGCCAAGAAAAAACTTGATTCAAAAATCGCAGAGAAGAAATTTTTAGTTATTACATCGCTGGAACTTGATAGCTTTATGGCGGCGAACCATTTTTCCCAAGAAGACCAACAGAGGGTAAAACAAATAAAACAAACATTTATAAAGGCGTATATCATTTTTTACTTTTTGAATTTCTCCAATGGTAATTATAGTCTGGATTCGTTTATGCCGATATATAATGATAGCAAGAGCTTTGTCAAGGCTCCTTATTGCTCGTCTATAGACGGTATTCTATGTATTAAGCCCGGTTTTATAGACCTGGTGGTTATCAACTGGGATCGGGAATATGTTGAGAAAGTCATCTTTCCGGCGGCAAGAAACGCCCACTGGCAAAGAAAGTATGGATTTGCTTTACAGGAGGATAACATGCCTATTGCTGAAATAGACATCAGCCCCGCTATAGGCGTACCGGTAAAACAGGGACACATTGATTTTATGTTCAGCCAATTAGCAGCTTATAAAAAGAAAGCTGCTAAAAGGCCGGAATTTGAAATCTATGTACATGAACTCGTTAAGGAAATAGAACTCATGCGGAGGGAGCTTGATGTCCAAACTGGGTTTAGGGACGATCAAATAGCAGCCCATGATTTTGCAGTTGCATTACCGGAAATTGACGGTAGGGCTGCCCTTGAGTTTGACGGCGATTGTTTTATGAATGTTTTTAAGTTTTTAAAAACCTGCATCAAGACACTTATGCCTGGCAGCGGAATTGACAGTGTTCTTTCTCCGGCAGCCTTTGCTTACAGCAGCACCGTTCTTTTGCTTGACATTGTCCAAACAAACAACAAAGTCGATCCTAAGCATGAAGAAAAGGCGAGAGAGAACGTAGAAAAAGTAAAAAGAACCGTGAAGGAAATTGTCGGTGCTTCTGAAACATTGCTTGGGAAAGGCGATCCAGACAAGAAGCTGGATGCTTTTTTTGAGGCGACAAACATAGAGCCGAAGAAAGCCTCTGCTATCGTAGACAAGTTGGAAAAAGTATTTCCGTCTCCGATATCAAAATATGATTCTGTAAAAATACTCGTGCCCGGTATAAAAGAAGCTGTTACTCTGGAAAAATCTGAATATATGTCTTTTGTGGGGCTTAACGCCCAGCTTAAAGAACAAATCAAAATACCTCAAAAAACGGAACTGGAAGGGTTCCTTGGAGCCATATCTGTTTGGGATCAGGAAGATCCTCGTTTTATGATAAAAACAACTGACAAAAAAAGACCGACTATACATTATACTCATTCTGCTAAAAATGATAAAATAGTTGCCGATTCTATTGGAAAACCTGTAAAGATTAAGGTTACCCACGAGGGAAACAAGATTTATCTGACTGATTGGTTATAATCAAAAAATATCATTATTCAGCCCCGGTCCTTGCCGGGGCTTTTTGTTTTCGATCTCTAAAGTAGCCCCTGCACTCCGCGCAATAAAACAATCCGTCTGCTCCCATAAGGGAGCCTGTTCCAGGAGGCGGTATTGGTCTACCGCAAATATCGCAGGCAAGAATCCAGATCTTTTTCCGGCTGTTTACTCGTTTCTTTTTTCGCCTGCTCATATACCGTCATTATCCCACGCGCCCCATCACCCGCGCCTTCCCCAGAACGGCTCCGCCGCGTTTTCATCTGGTACTATGGTAGCGGAGGAGTAACCGCGATGAGGAATGTAATACGAAAGCTGGGAAGCGTGAAAGTGTGGATCGCCCTGTGGTCTATGACGCTTATCACTTTTATTGTGTTGAAAGACATGGCTGCGTTCAACAATCTGGCGATGCTGGCACTTGCGCCGATTGTCGCGTATCTTGGCGCTAACGTATGGCAGGATAAGATTTTCGTAGACAAGGCAGGCGGCGCCAAGGAGAAGGGATAATGAAGTTTGATCTAATGTGGGCGCTCACGCTGGCCATGACCCTTATTGGTTTTGTTACGGTGTGGTTTAAGATTGGCAACAGCCAGGGGCGGCAGGAAAAAACGATCGAAACGCTCAACGAAAGGCTTACTAAAAATGAGCAGGACATAATCGAGCTAAAGCGGGAACACGCCGATATGCGCGTCAACTTTGCGGCATTCATGGGGAAAATTGAAGCGAAGCTGGACGGCATCAGAGAAGCTATCGCGGAATTAAAGGGCAAGGGGGGAAGACGTGCCGCGGCGAAGTAAAGTCGAGCTGCAGGGCTTGGTTGACAGAATTGTCACGATGTACGTCAACATGGGGATGCGGCAGCAGGACATTGCCGATAAGCTTACCAAGCAGGGCTTCGAGGTAAGCAAGGGGGCTGTGTGCCGGACACTCAAGAGCCACAACCAGACGCTCAAGGAAATTAAAGAGAAGCAGGAGTGGGCAAAAACCCTGATCGCCGCTACGGAAAAGACGCCGCGGCTGGACATCGCGGACGCGGGGCTGCAGATCGCGGCGATGAAACTTCTTGAAGAAGTGTCGGACGTTGAAAACTTCGGAAAAATGGAGGCTGGCGATAAGGTCGCGCTGTTGACCAAGGTGTCCCGCGCCATAGGGCTGGCCTCTAACGTGGAGTTGAACTTCGAGCGGGGCCGCAAGCAGGGGCTTTTGGATGCGGGGAAAAAACTGGAAGAAGCTGCGGAGGAGATCGGCATACCGAAAGAAAAGCTGGACTACATCAGGACCAAGGTGATCGGTCTTAAAAAATGAAACTGTCAAAAGAAGATCTGTTGCTTCCGTACCAGAGGGCGTGGATAGAGGACGAAAGTCCCTTGAAGATATGGGAGAAGAGCCGCCGCATCGGGGCTTCGTGGACGGAGGCACTGAACGCTGTTTTGCAGACGCAAGAATCAAAAGGCCAGAACACCTACTATCTTTCGTATAACAAGGACATGACCCGCCAGTTTATCGCCGACTGCAAATTCTGGGCGGAGATCGTCAACATCGCGGCGGGCGAACTGGAAGAGGAAATTATAGACGAAAAAGAGGGAGCGTTCACCGTGTACCGCGTCAAGTTTCTCAACGGCAAAGAAATAGTGGGGCTGCCCGGCGTGCCGTACGCGGTGCGGAGCAAGCAGGGGCGCGTAGTTCTGGACGAGGCCGCCTTTACCGATGAATTCGACGAAATCAAAAAAGCGGCGCTCGCCATGCTGATATGGGCCGGGTCGTATTCCATCATATCGACGCATAACGGGGACGACAGCGCGTTCTGCCTGTTTTTGAAAGACATACGCGACGGCAAGGAAAAAAAATGGAGCGTACACCGCACCACGTTTTCCGAAGCGGTAAAGCAGGGTCTATACAAGTGCATCTGCCTGAAAAACGGAAAGAAATGGACGGCGCGGGGCGAGGCGGAATTTGTAAAAGACGTTCGCGGCATCTACAAATCGAACGCAGAGGAAGAACTGGATGTAATCCCCTCGCGCGGCGGGGCAAAGTATTTCCCTTACGGGATGCTTGCAGCCTGCGCCGTTGACGCGTCCAGGCTGCCGATTGTTCGGCTCGATTGCAAAGACGAGTTTATGTGGGAAAGCCCGCAAAAACGGAAGAAAACTGTTGACGAGTGGTTTGATACGGAGGTCAAACCGTTATTGTGTGCAATCTCCGGGCCGTGCTTTTTGGGGCAGGACTTCGCCCGCAGCGGCAACCTGTCGGCGATTTGGATCGGCGAAGAAAAGAGCAAGCAAGACCTGGACAGCCGCCTTATTATCGAATTGAACAACGTGCCGTACGATCAGCAGTGGCAGATACTGCAGCTCATAAGCCGGAACTGCAAGCTGGGGAACGCGGCGATAGACAGCCGGGGCAACGGCCAGGCGCTGGCGGAAGCGGCTGCGCAGCGGCTATACTGCGGCGCGGAAATGGTGATGATAACCCGCGCCTGGTACGCGGGGATTTTTCAGCGGCTGAAAAACAGGCTGGAGGGACGGGACTTTGTTGTGCCGGATGATCAGTACATCCTCTCCGACTTTGGAATTGTCATATTGAAAAACGGACAGCCGGTTGTGCCTAACGAGGAGCGCGTCGACCGGAGCGGCGGGAAAGCGAAGCGGCACGGGGACGGCGCGGTCGCGGCGGCCATGTGTTTGTACGCGTGGGAGGAAGGATCGAGCAACGCCCCGCCTGTAATCGTCTGGACCGATTCGGGTTCTGATACCATGTTTTACGGGTACTAAGCATGGCGAATAAAAAGCAAGAGCTGACAACGCAAATAATTGATCTCTCATCCTCCATGCGGTCTATCATCGCCAGCCTGGACGATACCAATACATGGCTGTCATCGGTGGGCGAGCGACAGGAAGTGTTCACCAAGATGATGAACGATCCAAAAATTGAATCGCTGATTGAAAACCGCAAGGATCGTGTCCAGCAAATGTATGGCAGTGTCTCTGACTCTGGCAACGCCGCAGTAGACAACGCCTGCCGCGATCATCTTGGGTTCAATTTATTGTATAAGCTGAACACGATCCTGCTGAACGCCATTCCATACGGGATCGCGTTGTGCGAAATTATATGGGAGAAAAAGGACGGCCTGTTCGTGCCGATTGATTTTACCCCCATACCACGGACGGCGATTGGGTTCCCACAGGGCGGGCCGCATGGGGTGCCTTGCCTGGCCCAATCGAATAAGCCGCTGAACGAGCCATATAAGTTTATCATCCACCGCAACGATAAGGGCGACGGCAATGTGTGGGGAACTCCGGCGCTACGAAGCTGCTACTGGGCCTGGAAGTTCAAGCAGCTTGGATTCCGTTTCTGGATGCAGGCCGCCGAGCGGCTGGGCGTTCCTTCTATACTCGCTATCTTTGAAACGAAAAACGCCGAGGACGCAAAGCGGCGTGCGGAGGAATTAACGCCGATACTGAAGGGCCTGAAAAGCGGCTCGTCCGGGGCGTTCGCCAACATCAAAGAGATCAAGGTCGTAGATGGCGCGATTAAAGACTTCGAGACCATTGTCCATGTCTGCAACGAGGAAATATCCTATGGCATCACCGGGCAGTCTTTAATGACTAGCCAGGCGGAGTACGGAACCAAGAGCCAGGGGCTGCTTCACTCCGAAACATACGGATATACCACGGTCCATGATGCGTACCTTATCCAGCAATCAGATCAACTGCTATTCAATTATTTTGTAGAGGTTAATTTTCCCGGCAGCGTCGCGCCGGTATTCGACATTGATTCAACCGACTTCGCAGATTGGGAGACGATCCGGGATGCTATCGACCGGAATATCCCGGTGTCGCTGAACGCGCTCTATGATAAAGTGCACCTGCCCCGGCCTGCAAACGCCGCAGATACGTTCGTCAAGCCGTCCTCTCCTCCGTCGTTATTTAGCGACCGCTCCGGCGGCGAAACTCAAGACAGTTTTTTTTTGCGGACAGGGCGTCGCGCATAGAACAGGCGCGCCGTAACGCGCGGCGGCTTGACCTTTTAGAGAATCTCTACCGCCCGGCAATAGCCCGCAGTTACGGAAAGCGGCTCAAAGAATATGTGATGCTTGCCGTAGCGGATCCGTCCGTGCTCAAATCCGACTATGTCCTGCCCCCCGATTATGACATTATGACCGAAACCGCCGAGGTGTTCACCAAAGCACTGCTGTTGGGCATGGAACCAGAGCAACACAATTTCGCGGATGATGTGGCCGTTCTTCCTTTTGAGGAAGCGGTAGCGTATATGAAGAAGCGCCTCCCTGTAGACGGAAAAACCTATTACGCGCTTGCCGATAAAATGCGCTACCGCGCTTTTACCGTGAGCCGCCTTGCTGACGGCGACGCAGTGCGGCAGGTCCAGTCTATGCTCACAAAGGCAATGGATGAGGGATCGGGCATACAGGAGTTTTTGCAGCTAACCGAAGGGCAGCTTGCCGACGCCACGGGAATGGGTAAGGGCGCGGGTTGGTACTACGAAACGGTGTACCGCACCAACACCTCGACCGCTTACAACGTAGGACGCGCTATCGGCTTTGAGGAAACGCCGCCGGTAGCGCTGGAGCTTATCGGCATTGACGATCTCCGCCAGACGGAACTATGCCACTCGCTGACCGTCCCGCCCTTCCGGCGGCCATACGGCGATCCGGCCTGGGATCACCTGTGGCCGCCGTTTCACTTTAACTGCCGCACCACGGTACGCGCTATCTATGATGAGTCGGAAATTGAGGACGCCGGAGGGCCGGATAACTTTTACACCAAGAGCACTCCGGAGTATACGCCGGCGAAAGGTTTCGGGACCTACCCGCTGGAGAAAAACGATACCTGGTGGGATCTGACCGACGCGATGAAAGACAGGGCAGATGAGTACGGGCTTGATGTGGAGTTTATGCAAGCGCGGGAAAAACTGATCGGGCCGGAGGATGTGGGCTCGGTTGATCCACTTGAGGAAGCGGCGCTTAGGGAAGCGGAAAAATACGCGCATGAAACACTCGGCATTGACTATGCGGATTATACCGGGATTGACAGCAGGGTAGCGAATGAGTGGAATCAGCATCTTTCCAATACCCTCCAGGAGTTTCCGGAATTACGGGACACTATTAGGTTTACCGGATCAACAGAGGCACAGAACAGGTTAATAGAACCGATGCTTGAAACCATACACTTCAATAAATTAAAACAGGAATATCCTGAAATACCGGAGGCCCTCTTAAGACAGAGAGCAATCGCGCTCAAGGAATTCGATATGAAAAAATTAGATATCGACAATGTGATTGCACGGAATATCAGCCCAAAGAACGCCAGTTTAAAACCGTTTTCCGGTATAGCGGTTAATCCCAAATTTGGGAACAATATAACCTTTATAGAAAAACAGCTTGAGAATGATGTAGCGGCCGGTTTTTTACCTGCAGGAACCGCGAACCTGAAAGCTGCCCATGATCATGAAGTAGCCCACCAGCTCGATCATCTCCTTGGTCTGCGCGATGACCCGGAAATGCTCGCTCTCTGGAACAGGTACACAAAAGCCGAGATAGTCAGCGCTCTTTCCGAATACGGCTCCAGGAGTATTACGGACTTTATCGCGGACGGCTGGGCCGAATATCGTAACAACCCCCTACGGAGGCCCTTGTCAATTGAGATAGGATCGTTTATGCTTAGGAAGTACGCACTATGGAAAGGTTAGAGTTTGTCGCGGAAGCGAAAAAAAGAGGTTATAAAGACTCGGATATCCAGGAGCGATTGGCCCTGTACGATCAATTTGTCCGGGAAGGTTATCCTATGGATTTTGATTCTTTCTTTGGCGCGATAGAACCTGACGAAATAGATATATTCCGTGCCGAATTGCCCGCCCAGGCAATGCCAGCCTAAAAATCCCAAAACCGCCCCCCGCTTCCCCGTTTAACGCCCCTATTCAACAGAAATTCACCGGTGAATTCGCGCGCTAGACCCTGCCCCCGCCTCATTTTACGTTTTACCTAAAAACAGCCCGTCCTGGGCCTTTTTTCCGGAAAGCCCCCTCTCCCAGAAACGGCTTGCTGCGCCTGCGCCGTGCAAAAATCAATCCATGATTCACTACGATTTTATCAATTCGGTGCTTGCCCTGTTTGAGGGCAAAGCGATTGCTCGCGGATATGTACCTTGCAAGGACGGCAAACCTTTAGGCGCGTCCGGGGTAACTATCGGAACCGGCGTTGACTTGGGGCAGCAAACCAGAGCGGGGCTTTCTGCCATGGGCGTGCCGGAAGACATTTTGGCAGCTCTTACCCCGTACTTTGGCTTGCAAAAACAGGTGGCCGTTGAAAAGTTGAGGCTTGCTCCGCTTACGCTTACCGCGGACCAGGTGGCGATCCTTGATGATGCGGTACACAAGCACTACATCCTCGGAACTGCCAGGAGGTTTGGCAGTGAACAATTTGAAGCCGCGCCAAAGGAGGCCCAGGCCGTGGCGGTTTCTTTATGCTATCAGTTCGGCGCGCCGCACAGGGTGACCAGCCCCGGACTGGGGTTGGCGTGGGACGCGTTGCGGACAGGCGACTACAAAAAAGCGTCGTCGTATCTGACGGATTTTAACTGGTGGAGTGGTGAATACCACCAGTATATCAAGCGCCGCAAGCAAGAGGCGGCATTGCTTGGCGCAATAGGGTAAGGGGGCATCATGAATGAAAAAGTTACTTTCCGTCTTGTTGTTATGCTCGCTATTGTCGCCTTTCTTTTTGGCGGCGCAGCAGGCTTCTTCCTTGGGGGAGGAAATCCTTTCAGACCTGTTGATCCTGAACGCGCAGATCGAAAACTTACAGCAACAATTGGAAGCCTTACAGCAGAACTCGATCGCGAGAGAGCAATTACTGAACGAATTAGAAGTGAGCGGCTGGAGGAGAGAGAGATTATTGCGACAGCTCTCGAAACTTGTCGATCAACAGGCGGCGGCGTACAGGGGATCATTGCGAAAATGGAAATTCTTAACGATCTTATTAGGGAGCTTGAGCGCCGCGCTGGCGGGGGTAGCTATTTACCAGGGGGCGAGTAACTAATGGCGCAGAAAAGAATCAGGACGCTTGAGCTGGCCCGCGCCGGAAGGTGGGGGCTGGACGGAAGCGAGATCACAAAACAGGACATCGCCGAAATGGCGGAAACTTTTGCCGGCAAACGTCCGGTGATCATCGGGCATGACGTAACTGACCGCGCGCCGAAATTCGGCGACGTGCTTGACTGCTGGCCGTCCACAGACGGCAATTCGATCGTTGGCCCGGTTATATTTAGCGATATAGGGGACAAGCTTTACGAGGGCGGCTACTACGACGGCTGGTCTATCTCCATGCCAAGGAGATCGTTGGACGGCAAGCGGGTGCTGCATCATCTGGCAATACTCGGCGCGGTGCCGCCGAAAATTCCCGGTCTTGCAGAGCTGGCCCAGGTAGCGGTTGACTTCGGCGAAGACGCCACAAAAAACAGGTATCAATTTTCCGGAAAGATTCCGGAGAAGGAGGGTGACGATACGATGACGGAAGAGGAAAAAAAGGCCATGGCCGACAAGGACGCGAAGATTGCGGAACTTGAGGCAAAAAACAAGGCCCTCTCTGAACAGGCGGCGCAAAAAGCGGACGCTCCCCCGGCAACGGAAACGGCAGGTGCTACGGGCGCGACGGCCCCCGCAAGCGCGTCGCCGGGCGAGGCTGCGGGTAACGCGGAATTTTCCGACATGCAGAAAGAGCTTGCCAGGATCAAGGCTGAACGCAGTCGCGAACGGCTGGAGGGATTTGGCCGGGACATCGCGGAGAAAGTTCCCGCGGGGATTGCCGCAAAAGCAAAAGCCCTTGCAGGACAGATTGAGGCTATTGGGGCCTTCGATTTTTCCGACAACGGGAAAACCGAAAAGCGGGACGCGCTGCAGCTTCTGGGGGAGATCCTCCGTGGCTGGCCGGAGCCGGTAAGAACCGGCGCGTCGGGAATCAATTACGGCGACAGCAACAACGGCGAAAAGCCGGTTGATTGGGCTGCCTCCGCGAAAAAAATGTAGGGGGTTGTTTTGGTAGCTTATGAAAACGTGCCGGTGAAAGGCAAGTCGGAAGTGATTCATCCGGGGCATCCGGCGATCATCGACACTGCGTTGCTTGAAAACGCAACCGCAACGTTAAAGGCCGGAACGGTTTTGAAATTTAACGCTGCCGGTAAGGCACTAAAGCCTGCCGGAGCAAACGACGATCCTGTCGCGGTACTGGCCGAGGATTCGGACGGCAAGAACGCGGAGGTATTGGTGTGCTGGCACGGCGCGGTTGTGTCGGGGCGGCTTTTGAATTCCAGCGGGCAGGCACCTGTGAAGGCAGGGGACGCGCTGGTTCATAACCTGCGGGAAGCGGGGATCTATCCCCTCCAGCTCTTTACGAGCGCAAAGAAGGGGTAAGACATGCCTGTTATGATTAAGCCACAAGACGTGGAACGGATCATCGCGGAGAACGCGCCGGAAGAATCCAACGCGATGAATTATTTTCCCAACCGCCCGCTCAAGAATTCCACCCACATCGCGGTGTCGGAGCTTGAGGCGGAATACGGCAACGTGCCGGTTATCAAGCGCGGCGGGCTGGGTGTGCGGCCCGAGAGCGGAGCGTCCGTCAAAGTTATCGAGCCGATGCCTATTGAGATCGACGATCTCTTTAGCGCGACGGAGGTTGACGAGTACGAGCGGGCGACCGATCAGGGCAAGCAGCAGATGATTGACGAGCGTATCGCCAATCACTTGCGCGTGGTGCGTTCAACGACCCGCGCTCTGTGCGCACAGGCGCACCGGGGCAGCATCAACTATATGATGCAAGCCGGAACCACAATGACCCGCTACGAGGTTGACTACGGTGCGGTGCAGGGTTTGCCCCTTACGGAAACTCTGGGAAGCCTGACCATAGCCAAGCTCGTTATCATTTTGCAAAAAATGACTACGGCGATCCGGGACAAGGGCATCGGCGGGCCGGTTGAGTTTATCGCGGCGCCGGACGTTTTCCAGGCGATCATAACCGCCGCGATGAAGCAGAAGGTGTATACCGTTACCACGGGGCCGGGAAAGATCAACGTCGCGGGATTTGACATCCTCCTGGATAACGACACCTGGGTAGACATCGACGACAGCGGTGAGAAGACCACGAAGCACATGATGGAGCCGAGGGAACTTATGGCGCGGGCGGTCAACGCCGGCCAGAAGCTTCCCTACCTCAAGCTTGACGACGTGGTGATGAACCAGGCGGTGCCGTTCTACGCGTTCACCAAGGTGCGGACGGATCAGCGGGGCGAGGATCTCTTTGTTAAGAGCAAGCCCTTCCCGTTGATCAACCGCAAGGGGATCGTGTTCGCGAAGTTCGCGGAGGAAACTGTTCCGGTTGAGCCGGAAGAACCGCCGATTGACGGTTAGATTTTGCGGGCGGGTTAATCCGCCCGTGTTTGGCAGGGTGAAACAATGGCAGCTTGCCGGCCTCATAAGCCGGATGTCGGAGGTTCGAGTCCTCCCCCTGCTTCAAGCCAAGAGCAGTAAAGGAAAATTGGCGTTGGGCCGCCGGTCTGGATTAAAGCCGGCCGGCGGCCATTTTTTGAGGAGGTTTGTATGCGGCCCCCCGGCCCGAGCTGGTAGCTAAGGGAAAAGGGCCTGTCTTTCTAAAAATGATACTTAAAGAAACTTAGGAGTAGCCATGCCGGAAACAATTATAACCGTAGATGACCTGAAAAAAGAATTGAACCCCGATGATTTCCGCACCGCATCGTTTGCTGACACGGAGGTTGCAGGGCGGGCTATACACAAAGCCGTGTTGTGGGTGTACGGGAAGGTAGCGTCCACCGGAAGGGTTTACGACGAAACCAACGAGGTGATCAAAACCATTGTACTGAAACGCGCCGTGTACGAATTGTTTTCATATATCGGCAACGAGAGCCGCGCCAAGGCCAAAGAGCATGACGCGGCGGATTTGATCGAGACATACTTTGGCAGCATAGCCACCAAATACGACGACGGCCCCGGACCTGCCGCCGGAGCGGTGATTACAGAGGAACCGCCGCGCTATGGGGGTTAAGGTTATACACCACCCGCCCGATTACGCGAAGCTGATCGGATCGGGGCTTGCTCCGGTGATGCGAAAAGCGGCGATGTATTTACAAAGCAGCGCCCTTAGAAAAATTAGCGGCGGCATAAACCCACCAAACGCGCCGTTGACGCAAGAAGTCAAGCAAGGCGGCCAGACCCTGCGCGACCGCGGGGAACTGATGCAAAGCATCGCCCCTCATTCCGGCGAGATGTGGGCGGACGCCAGTACCAACTTGAAGTACGCTCGCATACAACAGGAAGGCGGAACCATTACCGCAAAAAGCGCAAAGGCGTTGTATATTCCGGCGGGCGCGAAAACCAGAACGCTTATGCGCTCTTTTGGGGCGTGGACTCCGCGCTCGCTCATCAGCGCGATGGAAGCGGAGTACAGCTTTTTCAGGGCAGGCAGGGTTTTCTTTGCGTACAAAAAAGGAAAGACGCTCAAAAGCGGAAAGGACGGGAAGCGGGGTCAGGAATTCGCACTGTTTATTATCAGCCGTTCGGTCAAGATTCCGGCGCGGCCGTTTTTATACGTTGACGAAAAAGACGAGGCATACCTTCTCAAGCTGGTACAGGAAGGGGTGATGGGATCGCTTAAGGGAGGAAAGTAACCTGTGATAAAAATTATCAACGCGCTGTTGGAAGGCATACGCGAATTGGGAGTTGAAGCCGTTCTCTTACCGCAGCAGGCGTCGGCGAATGGTCCGCGGGTGGAACTGTATTTTACGGGGATAGAACCTGCGGGTATTGATCGTCGAAATCAAAAAGCTGGCAATCTGGGCTGGGAAAAGATCACGTTCCGCGCAGAACTCAAGGGTGGAGGCACGCATGTTCGTTGGGTTACCGATATCATACTCGCATCAAGGAAGCTGGTGCCGCTTGAAGAAAACGCTATGCGCTTGGCTGTGGCGGTTGATGTGGGCGGCGCCGTACCAGAAACACATCTTTTTTACGCGCTCTGGAAACGGCTAGCGCCGGGACGCTTCGAGTATCCTGATGAAGAAGAGTCATCAATGCCGGTACGTTATATCGAAAGCTGGGAAGTGTCGATTGCGTATCCGGCGCAAATCATCGGGCAAGGCCCGGAGGAGGAATTATGAGACCAGGTGGAAAAGACGGTTTTTTGTACCGTATTGCTTTCGGCACGGTAAAAAGCGTGGTAGGAACGATCCTTGCTGCGGGGTTCTATAAAATTGTGAGCGTGGCGGAAACCGATTCGGGTTTTCCGGCGCCCAGTCAAGAAATGCTTGATCTGGGGTATAAAAAGCTGGGGCCGGGCAATGTCTTCTTTGCGGAAGATGCGGGTGTTGAACTGGCCGAAGGCGACGCGGTGCTGCCGATGGGCCTGCGGCGGATTAGCTTTGTTACCGACGTGCAGGATTCCGGACAGAAACAAAGCCACGACGTTACCACCCAGGCGGATGTCGATTCCGGCAGCCGTTCCTTTATTCCCGGCGCGTTCCAGGAACGGACGGGGACGATCAACGGCGTGGTTGATGTTGACAGCGAGGAACAGCGGGAACTCTTTAACGAGTACCGCGAGATCGTCTATCAGCAGGGAGAAAACGTGGGGGTTGCCCCGGCAAGGTCCGTAGAACACGAATATATGATGAGCCGGCGGGAAACACTGCAAACCGGGGAAACCGAAATGTGGGAATATATGCCGCTTATCAGCGAGAGCATTCAGGCGCCCAAGCCCATGGACGGCGTTCAGTCGTTCAGCTTTAACTACAAAATAGACGGCAAACGGAAACCGTGCATGATCATCCGGGAGGTCGCCTGATGGTCCTGTCGGCAAAGAGCAGGTACATCTATGTTCCGAAGTTTGGCGGCAACCGGAAGCTCCCCGAACGGGAACAGGTTGTGGTGGAAATCATCAGGCCCCGCGTCGAGGAACGGCGCAGCCTGCACAGCCTCGACATAGAGCGGGATATTGGCATGGTTGACGAAGAGGGGCTGACCCGCGCAAACGCGCTGACCTTTAAGAACCGCTACAGCGTCGGCAAAATACTCCGCAACCATGTGGGCAAAATAGAAAACCTGTCGGTAGAAGAGAACGGGAAAACCCGCGCCATTACCTGCGGGGCGGAACTTGCCGAGAGTACCGCCTATGGCGTCGCCGATCTTGTGCAGGAGCTGCAGGCGGAAGTTTTGTCGGACGTTCTGACGGATGTTGAAAAAAAAAGTACGCCGTTGCCTTCGAGCTTGTCTACGACGGATGGGCCGGAGAGCAGTGGCACGCCGCCTACGACGACAAACGAGAAGAGTTCAGCTTTGGATTCCTCAAGCGGGGAGAATTCAAAGACTACCTGACCAGCGATTTTTGGGAAGCCCTGGCGGTATGGCGGCGCTGCTGCCGGCGCGGGCTTCCAGCCGGCAGGGGCTGGATTGATGAACCGGAAGCGGTGCTGGATCTGCTGGATCTCTTTGACGATTTAAGAGACCGGCTGGACAAGCTGCATCTGGATAAAAGAGGAATGCGTGGCACAGGTAACGGACGAACTGCGGGTATTGGTTGCGGCGGAAGTTGACCGTGCGATCCGCGATTTAAAACAATTTGATGATTCCCTTAAAAAATCCGAAAAGTCCGCGGGCGATCTTGGCAAAGCGCTTGAGAAAATGGAGAAAAGCGCCCTTGTCATGTCCGGAGTGGTAGTGGCCGCGGGTGGGGCGTCCATCAAATTTGCGGCGGAAAACGAAAAGCTCAAAGCGTCCCTTGAGGTGCTGCTTGGTTCCGCTGAACAGGCGACAACGGTGTTTGAGGAGTGGAAACAATTTGGTTCTACGACGCCGCTTGACGTTGGGGAAATCTCAAGCGCCGGCAAGGCGCTGCTTGCGTTTGGTATTGACGCCGAGGATGTTACTGTTACCTTGCGGCGATTGGGAGATGTCGCCCAGGGAATCGGCGCGGAGCTTGGCAGTGTTGCCGATGTGTACGGCAAGGTCAAGGTGCAGGGCAAAGCGTCATCCATGGAAATAAACCAGTTGCAGCGGCAGGGCGTTCCCATTGTACAGGCGCTGGCAAAAGCGATCGGTACAACGGAAGCGGGCATAAAAGACATGGTCAGCGCCGGAAAAATCGGCTTTCCGGAAATGGAAAAGGCGTTTCAGGTATTGACCGAAGACGGCGGGAAGTTTGAGGGAATGATGGATAAACTTTCCCAGACAACTATGGGCAAGTTTTCCTCCGCTATGGACAACGCCGAACAGGCGGCCGCTTCCTTTGGCGATCTGCTGCTGCCAATGGTGAATGAAGTCCTTGACGCAGCGGACGAACTTTTTCAGGGCCTTATCAATATGGATGACGGCACAAAGCGTTTTGTTCTGGGTATGGGCGGAGTGATTGCCGTATCGGGGCCTGTCATCATGGCGATCAAAGGTATTTCTACCGCCATGACCGCGATGATGGCCAATCCGTATATACTGGCTATCGGCGGGATAATTGCGGGCGCCGCTGTTGTCGTGGGGATTATCAATAAGCAAGCCCATGCGTATGAGGATCTGAAAACCCAGATCTCTAATACAAGGACCGAAGCTGACAGGTTGTTGAGCGCGTATGCCGACGGCAATGAGGCCAAAATTTTAGATAAAGAGACAACCGAAGAGCTTATCAAATTATATCCGGAGATGACCGGAAAGTTAAAATCCTATGCCATGACTGCTGAAGAAGCCGCAAAGGAGGTGGCGAAACTTGCGTATTGGCAGCGGGTAGATCTGGAGCTCAAGATTCGCACCCCAGAGATTGAGCGCGTTCAGGGTGAATTGGCAAGGTTAAACCTGTCGATCTCTGACGTGCAGACAACTATTCGTGAGGGTTACGGTTCCGGGGAGGGCTTGGAAAACCTTAAAACGGAACTGGCGCAAATGGAGGCTTTACAGCAGGACTATGTACAGAAAATATTTGCGCTGAACAAAGCGGCGCAGGATGCTGCGGGACCCTATCCCGGGGACGCTGCTAGTACTATCTCTCCTGTTATTCCTGATTTTACGCCCAGCCCTTCGGATACCATAAAACAAAAAAAGACCTGGCAGGATTGGTACAGCGAAATCACCAAGGTTGACATCAAGGCTATCACCATGAGAGATCAGGGGGAGGCGCTGGGGCAGCTCTTTATTGACGGCCTAACGAGTACCATGACGGTGAATCAAAATATAGCCGAGGTGCTGGGAAACGAGTTTGACGTTGCTGCCGCGCTCCGCAGCCAGCGCGATGAAATTGAGCGGGCGCTTAGGGAGCTGCTGGCTATTAGCCCCTCCGACATAGACGATCCGTTTAGTTTTCAGGATAAATTCATCAATCCCCTAGCCGATAGGTTCAAAATATTGAGCGAACAGATCCGGGGTAAGGATTTTGAAAAAGAAGTAAAAGAGCTGCGGAAAAAGATCGACGACTTCAGTAAATCCGAATATCAGCTTGCGTATGAGATGGCGCAGGTGAACGGCTATACCGACGAACAAGCGGCGGTAATTGCCCGGCTAACCCAGGATTACGCTCTGCTGGGTGAAGAGGTGCGATCCCTTGAAGACGCTATCAGGAACGGGCTGCTTAAGGCGTTCCCCGAACTTGACAAACAGGCGGCGGCTTGTATTGCATCTATGGCCGCCAATCTCGCTGACGTTACCTTTGACGGCATCCTTGACGGCTTAAACAGAGTAGGCGCGGCGTTTGCCAAAGGGGAAAATTCTGCGGCATCATTTAGGGCGGCTATGGCAGACATGGCGCAGTCCTTGCTCGATATGCTCCCGCAGATGTTCCTTCAGGCGGGGTTGCAACTTATTATCGGCGGCAACTGGCCGCTGGGACTTGGCTTTATCGCCGCCGCCGGAAGCTCGGCACTGATAAGCGGTTATACGCGGGGCAGGATCGAAAAGACTCGTGAGGACGCGGAAGCTAATGCTCACGGCAATCTCTACGATATGGATGGCATACTCCGGCTTGCCAAAGGTGGCGCGTTTACCAATCAGATCGTCAATGCTCCGACATACTTCCGGCACGGGGGAGGTCTCGGCCTCATGGGCGAGGCGGGGCCGGAGGCGGTGATCCCGCTTAAGCGTATGGCAAACGGCGACCTGGGAATTTCCGCAAATAGCGGCGGCGCGCAGGTAGTGGTCAACATTATCAATAATTCCAGCGAACCGGTGCAGAAAAACGAAACTACCGATAGCGATGGGAATGTAAACCTTGATGTGATTGTCGGCGGTTTGGTTGAGCGGCATCTCGCATCCGGTAAAGCCGATCGCGTTCTGGGCGCCCGCTACGGTGTGCGGCCGGTGGGGGTATAACCGTGGCCGCATTGACCTGGCCGTCAGAACTGCCGGTAACGCTACCCCTTAAGGGGCTGTCGATAAAACCACAAGAGAACATTATCCGTACCTCTATGGACGCGGGGCCGAAAAAAGCCCGGCGGCGGTATACCGCAAAAACGACGAAGTTTTCGGGACGCTTTACTTTGACAGCTGCCGCGTATGAGGTGTTCAAGCTGTTTTACCACACGACGCTGGCGGACGGCGTGCTGCGGTTTAACTTTACCGATCCGCAAAAACTGGATACGGCAGAATTCCGCTTTGTCGAAACATACAACGCCACCTCGCTGGACGGCAACTGGGAAGTTGCCGTTACCCTGGAGCGCATGATATGAAAGTCCTTTCCTCTGCTGCTTCTGCGGCGGCCACCGCTCCGGAAACTGCTTCGGTCTTTTTGCACCTCTTAACGATTGAGGTGTCAGGCGGCGCGATACTGCGGTTCGTGGATAACAACCAGAATATCACCTCGCGGGGCCAAGAGTTTTATGCCGCGGGGTTTACCGTGGTTTTGCCGGAGCAAACCGATTCGGCTCCACGGCCCTGCAAGCTCGTTATTGACAATACCGATCTGGCGATCTTTCAGACTATTAAGCAGGCGGCGGGGCAGACGGTAACGGTAACGATCTGCCTTATCATGGCGGCGGCCCCTGATGTGTACGAACGCGGCCCGCTCAAGTATAAACTACGGAACGTGCGGGCTACAAAAGAAACTATTGAGGGGGATGTGTACGATTTTTATCTTATCGATCGCAAGTTTCCCAAGGGTACGTACAGCCCGGATGATTTCGAGGGGATGTATTACTAATGTTGTGCGCGTGGGTACAAAAATATATTGGTATACCCTTTCTCTCCAATGGCAGAACTCCGGATGGCTGCGACTGCTACGGTCTGGTACGGCTGGTTTTGCGTAACGAGTACGGCGTCGATCTGCCGGAGCTGTCCGACAATTACGCCGATGCGTTGAATGTAAGCGAGACGGCGCGGTTGTTTGCTGAAAACCTGCCGGTACTGGCGGCGGAAAAATTATCCGGACCGGAAGAAAAGGCCGTTGTTGTTATCACCGAACACGGCGTTGCCGCCCATGTCGGCATCGTTGCCGGCAGCGGGTTTATTCTGCACACCGGCGTGAAGACCGGCGCCGTCTGCCAGCGGGTAACGCACCCCGGTCTGCGAGGGCGCATTGAGGGGTACTACCGTGTCTGTTAAGATCCTCGCCGAACTTAGCCCGGCAAGCACAAAGCGAACCACCTTTGATGTTGATCCCGGAACGATCGCGGAGATTATAACGAATCTTAACACCGGCTTTCCGTTACGCCATGCCCGTGTCTGCCGCAACGGGGAAATCGTTACCGATTTTACGATCCGCGCGGAGGACAGAGACACCCTCTGGATTAAATTCGTACCTTACGGAACCGGGACAGAAATGAAGGCCGGCGGTTGGGCTTTGGCAGCAATTGGACTTCTTGTAGGGGTAACGTTCGGCTGGACTGGTTTCGGCGCTGTCGCCGGCGCGGCGCTCATCGGCTCCGGGCTCGCCATGGCGCTCGGTGGAACCGTCCTGATGAACTACAATGTGCCGTCGCTTAAGGAACGGGAAAAACCGGATCAAGATCCGTCCATTAAGGGCGGACGAAACCAGATGCGGCAGCATGGGCGTATCTCTGTCCTATTTGGACGGCACCGGCTCTATCCGGATCTTGCCGCTAACCCACATACGTCGATAGTCGACGGCAAGCAGTACTTTACGCAGCTCTTTTGTGGGGGATATAAAGACTGTGTTATAGACCCAACCAGTTTCAAGCTGGGCGACACCTCGTTAGTCGAGTTTTCCCTTACCAAAGATATTAACAGCGTGCTTTCCGGGGCCGATCCGTATATCCGGCTAGAGATACTCCAAAACGGTGAAGCGTCTGCGCTGTATCCGTACTGCGTGCACGAGGACCCGCTTAACGCGGATCTGCGAAAAACCGATGCGGATGGTAATCCGGCAGCTGCGGTTGAAAGATCAACGCCGCCGAATACCGGCCGTATCAACGTTGATATCTTTTTCTATAGCGGCCTGGGAACATACAACAGTGACGGCGATCTGGTTCCGGCAGCGGTTGAGGTCAAAGCATCGTATAAACCCCTTGGCGCATCAGATGCCTCATATGTGCTTTTAGGCTACTTTAGCGAGGCGCTGGTTGAAGTTCCCGGGGAGGTAGAAGGCACAACAAACTTAGTTCTCGTGCCATCTAACGTTATTACCGGAGCGGAACTAAAAATAAAACGTTTTCAGATTACCACGGACGTTCCTCCGGGGCAGTATACCGTAAAGATCGAGCGGGTTAGCGATGATTCGACCGATGCCAATACGATAGATCAGGTGCATGTCGGTTCTATCCGATCAACAAAATTTACCCGGCCCATCCGCGACGATGTGCAGCAGGATCTTACCGTTATCGCGCTGCGGGTAATGGCTGGAAGCCAGTTTAACGGCGGCGTCCTGGAAGCGCTTAATTATGTCGCAACTACGAAGCTGCCGGTCTACTCCGGGCCGGGCACCGGTAATAATTACTGGCTTGCAACCGCCGAAACGCGCAACCCCGCGGCGGCGCTCCTCTATGTTCTGCAAGGAAGGGCAGCCCAGGAAAAGGTTGACGCTGATGACATCGACTGGCCGTCGCTGGAACAATGGTATCTATGGTGCGAAGCGCGCGGGTATAGCTGCAATGCATATCTATCTGAATCAATGCCCCTCGCCGATATGATCCGGCTTATCGGCAGTACCGCGCGCGCGGACATACTCCGCATTGACTCCAAGATCAGCGTGGTTATTGACGCAGAGCGGCCGTCCCCGGTACAGCTCTTTACGCCGAAAAACACAAAAAACTACAGCGTCACGATGTTCAGCGCCGATATTCCGGACGCGGTGTCACTGCGCTTTGTCAACGAGGGCGCCGGGTACGCATCCGACGAAGCGCTTATACCTCGTGCGAATACGGTCGGCGAGCCGGAAACCGTCCAAAACGTTGATCTCTGGGGTGTCACAAATGCCGATCAGGCCCGGCGTATCGGGATCTATAAATACGCATGCCTTACGCACCGTCCCTTTGTCCACGCCATTGACGCGGACCTTGAATACCTGTTGTGCAATAAGGGCGACTGGATACAGTACGCCGGCGACACCGCTCTGGCGGGTACCACCCAGGGCCGCATCGCCGAAATGCTATGGTCCCCGACGGTAAACCGTTATGTCGGCCTCCGACTGGATGAACCGGTTGAAACCGAGCCGGGCCAACTGTACGCGGTGCGAATCCGCCGCTCAAACGGATCTGTGCTCCAGCGGAATGTTGCTGTCGTGTGGGAGCCGGATGAAGTTTACTTAACCGAACAGATTGAGCCGGAGGACGCGCCGCAGAAAGGGGATCTGTATGCCTTTGGCATACGGGGCAGGGAAGTGTTGGATCTGATTATCACCGACATCCAGCCGCAAGCCGACCTGTCCGCAACGCTGGTATGTGTGGAATATAGCCCTGAACTTTTTGGGCTGGATGATCCGAATTATGTGCTGCCGCCCTTTGACAGCAAGGTAACGCCGGTTTCCGGCGCCGTGGAATCCGGCCTGGTTGGCACGGCGCATTGGCGGCTTTTTATTACCTACCACGACAGCGAGCGCGAGCCGCCGCGGCCCAATGGCGACGGCCAGAGCGGGGGCTGGCATTACGCGCACACAACGCCGTCCGTATGGCAGTCTTCCAAAACTGCCGAATCGGTTGACTCCGGCGAGTGGGGGCCGCCGGTACGGATAAAAAACGAGCGCAGCAACACCGACACGGTTCCCATTTATTTAACGCTTTCTACCCAGACAAAAATTCTTGATTGCGACAGCCAGGGAAATTTGCTTGCGGGCTCCCTGCCCTTTGAAGTTTGGGCGGAACTGTTTAAGTGGAATTACCGTATCAATCCCCTGGGAGGAATGTCCCGGTATCCGGGCACCGGCGGGAAGCTGTTTGATCCAATGCTTGGCGAATTTTTCCCCGTAGAAGCGGGGCAAGGTATTGTTTTTTCGCTCGTCAACGCGCCGGACGGGGTAACGATAAACCACGCCGGGCTGATTACCGTTACAGCCAACGCCGCGCTGGATGATGAGAATACCATCATTGTGCAGGCAAGGTACCAGGGCGGCGTCTATACCGCCGCGCTGTTTATCCAGGTCAAAAAGCGCATAGGCGCAAACAGGTATTTGGGGACGGTTGACACCATACCGAAAAACAATGCCCACGTTTTTATTCTCAAGGGCTGGAATACGGGCCTGGTCCGCGCCGTGCAGGGGGACTATGTGTTTGCCGTCGCAAGCGGTACGGTTGGCGCCCACATTTGGCGCATCGGCTATGTGTATCAGTGGACAGGGATCAAATGGGAGGAACGCGATCCCGTTACGTACACCGAGTTGTATATCCTCTGTTTTAAGGACGGATTAGACGTGCCGGAATTAACGCAGAACATGGGATGGTTCGGCGCCGTTTTTGCCGCGCGCATCGTCACTCTCAAGGCATTTATTGAAGAGCTGGAGGCGCAGAAAATTAACCTTGGCAACGGAGGGCAGATAAAGAGTATAAATTATTTGTCGGGGTACCGCGGCTTTCTAATTGACGGCGATACGGGGGACGCGGAGTTTAATTCCACCGTTGTCCGGGGCCATATTGAGGCAAGCAGTGGGTCTTTTACCGGTGCAATAACCGCGACAAGTGGAAGTTTTACCGGTACCATAAACGCCGAAAGCGGATATTTTAAAGGCGATTTATACGCGCAGTTTATTAATATCAGTGGAGAGGTAGAAGCGGGAACTAATTACGTGATTAGAAGGAATAATCAGCCTTGGAAAAAAGGATCGTATGGTTTAGAACACGAGACTTTTATAAAAGAAATTGTAACCGCAGCCAGGGGTACTGTTACAGCAAGAGTAATGATAAAACGACCCAGCTACTCTTCTGGTTCATACGATTTCATCTTAAAGGTGAATGAGGTACCAGTTGCGACCCTTATCCATATTCCTACCGAGCTCACTGTTATCCATGAGGTAACTTTAACGTTATCTGCAGCTGTAAGTACTATTAGCCTGTATCTTGGGAGCGGTGCTCCGGAAAACACAGAAGTTACAACCTTTGAAATATTGTGTCTTGATAATCCGGGTTTTTTAAGGTTTTTAGGATAGAAAACTACCTGTCAGGTTTTAGACGGACTTTTTTGATCTCCGTCTTCTGCACAAAAACAAAGGTGCGCTTATTGGAAAAATTATAGGGAAATTGGCCAGACGGGATGTTAAGATCACGGGCTTGAGTAGATGTGAAAAGAAAGAATGTTTCTCCATCATAGGAATACAGTGTATGTGAAACGGGTACGCCCCGTTCTATAGTATCCACGATGCCGTTAGCCCAAAAAACAAACTCCGCGTCATACCCGTTGACAGGCACCCACACGCCCAAGAACGGATTTTCTGCCTTGAAAGATTCTTCAATTTCGTCCATACCCCCATTATTGCACGAACCCAAAACAAAAGCCAACGCCAGCAGGGCAAAAATCTTTCTCATCGTTTTTTCTCCGTTTAACTCAAGCCTACCACAATGCCCAGAATCCGTCAACCTTTATCCCTGCTAGGGTTGGCGGCGTTTGGGGGTGGTATACTCACCTTATGGCGTACGAAAAAACCGTATGGATAGCCCGCGAGGGTGAAAATGTGGACAAATTTACCAAATACGAAGAAACGGAAAACACCGTCGTTTTATTCAACACGCCAGATTCGATTACCGTACCGGGGACGCCGTTTAGCCCGGCAAATATGAACAAAATCGAAGATGGGATTTATAACGCCCATGTCCTCATCGCAGCGGAAACCCAGGAGCGGCAGCAGGCGGTAGCCACGGAAATCCTGGAGCGGCAGCAGGGCGATCAGACGTTGCATCAACGGATCGATGATTTGTTGTTCTTTATTGACTATCTTGTGACCTTGATGGAATCACACCTGGGAGCGGTGAACCGGAATTTCCCGCTTGTTACAGAAGAAGAGGAATATCTCATAACAGAGGAAGACGACTATTTAGTCGCATAACATAAGGAGTAACTATGGAAAACGCAAAAACAATCAATCAACTGCAGGACGCAGTCCCGCTCTCTGACGGTGATTTTTTGGTAGTTAATCAGCCGGAGGTGTTTAACCAGATAACAATGCTCCCCGGCGCTACACGGAAGATAACGGTTGTGGAGTTGGCGAACTATGTAGAGCGTCTGCGGTTTCAAAACAGAATTATCGGTGCTTATGTTAACATGAGCTTTCAACCCTCGCAGCAACAGTTGGAAGATTGGCGGCTCGTCCCTCTTAAATATCAAATTTTGTTGATATCCGACTACCAAGAGCTCTGCGATTTCAAATGGGTAGGCTCTGGGGCAAACGCTACCGCCGATTGGTGGTACAAATGTGACGCGAATGGTGCACGTAACCCGAATGGGATCTATATGCGCGTAGAGGACGGCAGGGGTATGTTCTACCGTGGTGCTGGTGCTAACGCTATAAAGAAGGGCGCAAACAACACGCCTTATGATGGAAATTCCATAGGAGCGTTTAAATCAGATGTTACGAGGGCATTTACCGGGGAATTCGGTAATTCGACGAACAACTGGACTGCTACTCTACCCGGAAAGGTTGTAATTGGTTATATTTCTCCCTCATTTGTGTTAGGTAATACCGCCGCAGATGCCGATAATCTTAGGTTAAGGTTTGTCGGGAATTTCGGAACCGAAACAGCAGGCGCGTCTATCAGTATGCTTACGTGTATGTCTTATTGATTCCTCTGCCCGGAAAGATCAATAGGTTATACAGGTCAAAACAGCTGTAGAAGCCGGGCGATTTTCGTTTGCTGTGGGAACTTGGCGACTAGCAAGGAGAGTCACTGATGCCACATGCTGCAAAGTGCCACCTATTAAATCCCAATATCCAGACCTTACAGAGGCCGCAACTATTCCAGCAGCTTCGGATATGAGATCGCTTTTCGTCAGCAGATTCACCTGGCCGCTAAAATCCCTTATCGCATCACCAAGGTGTGCCCCGATGGCCCCGCCATCATAAGGAATTATTAATAAGTTATGCAGGTTAAACCTGCTATAGACGCGCCTGCCGTTTCATTGCCAAAGTTACCGGTAAAGACAGGCCGAATATTTGAAACAGCGTTTGTTCTATTCCCACACACTGCTGACACACCTGCATAACCAGCAACAGAGGAAAGATTTATTCCGGCTTCCCATACGATACCGTTATCATCGGTAAATCCAAGCAAAAAAGTTCTGGTTACGTCGGACTTAAATGCTCCAATCTCAAATCCATCATAAGGAATTCACATTATTAAATAGTCCCCCTCCCAACCGCTTGCTAGTACAACCGGCAGGCGTTCACCGTATCCTTAATTTTATTGGCGGTTCTGGCCAGCGATTCCGCTGTAGCATGGCGGTAGTGCCGCGACATGGCCTCCGTATTATGCCCCATTAAAAGCTGGACAGTTTTGGTATCGTTGGTTTCCAACATCATTGAGTTAAAGGTGTGTCTAAGCCAATAAGGTGTTAGTTCTACCCTGTCTAGCCCGGCCCGTCCTACCGCTTTGTGGAAGTTCCATGATAGCCGGTGGGTACTGTAGGGTATGCCGTGCTTGTTGGCAAAGATATAATCATCCGGCTTTGGTTTGGCCTTTTTCCGTAGTGCCTCTATCTCCACGGCGGTTTGGTCTGAGATTATCGCCGGTTTCGTGGAGCCTGTTTTCGTATCTTTTTCCCTGTCTCGGCTGCCGGATTCAATCGCTCTTAAAATGGGGAAAAACTTAATCTCTGGATTCCAGTCCCCCCCCATTTAAGGGCTACCAGTTCTCCCGTCCGTAAGCCGGTATCCCGGAGAATCATAAACGCGCAGATGTACTTCTGTGTTCGCCAGATTGTTTTAAGTTCTGTGCGGGCCTCCGGGAACAGCGCCTTTACCTCAGCCAGCGGCAGGGCGCTCCGTGGCTGTTCCGGCGCGGAACAACACCTGATTACATCTCTTACCGGATTAACCCGCAGTTTCCCTTCCTCGATAAGGTGGACGTACACCTCAGACAGCACGGACAATATCCGGTTTCGGGTTGCCCCAGCCAGAGGCTTGTGGGTTAGGTCAGAGGTAGCACCCATCATTCCATGGTCGATTAGCTTTACGGTAAGCCGCTTGGGGTTAATATCTCCCCATAAGGGTACAATCCAGTTTTTCATAACCGCCGCCCGTGTGAGCATGGATTTGTCCGTAAAATACTTCTTTTTCTCGGCTCGTTTGTACCGCCAGTACCCGTCCTGCGCGAATAGATCCGCGTAATCTTTAATCAGCATATAGCCCTCCTAGAGTATTAATAAAAATATAAGTGATATCATTAGTGTCCAAAATAA